CTGGCAGGGCGTTGGACTACGACAATACAGCGGCTCTAGTGAGCGAGCTGGACCTTGTTGTTAGCGTGCCAAATACAGTTGTGCATCTTGCTGGCGCTCTTGGCGTACAGACACTGGTGCTCGGATCGAAAGCGCCGAGCTGGTGTCACACGGTCATGAATATGCCGCTCTATAAATCGGTTGAGGTAATGAACGATTGGACCCCGGCAACGGCGACCAAACGCATAAAGGAAAAACTTGATGGCATTGTCAAATTACGGTCAGCTTAAAGCTGCAGTCGCTGACACATTAAATCGTGACGACATGACTTCGCAGATTGTTGACTCGATCACGTTGTGCGAGGCGATGGTAAATCGCGACCCCAAATTTCAAAACCGATTTATGGAAACAACGTCTACTCTGACATTTGACGCAGCTGGCGAAGCAAGTTTGCCAACTGATTTTATTGCAGCTCGCACACTTGTGTTCCAGTCGAGCCCTCGCAGCAATCTAGAGTTTCTGTCGCCATCCGGGTTTGAGACAAAGTTTCCTAGTACAACTACTGGTCTACCGATCAACTACACAATTATTGGCGACAAGGTAAAAATCGGACCGCCGCCTAATAGCGGAGCTGGCGCTGTTCTACGCTACTACCAGCGAGTGCCAGCCTTAACAAATGACAGCGATACAAATTGGCTTCTGACATACTACCCGGACATATACTTATATGGCACGCTAGTGCATACGGCTCCATATCTTGGCGAAGATGCGAGGCTGCAAACTTGGTACGGCATGTTGGATCGCGCTGCAGCTGAGCTAGCGGGTCAAGATAGCAGAGCGCGGTTTAACGGTTCGCCGGTCGTGCCTAGCGTTGCGGTAACAATCGTATGATCCCAAATCCGTCGATCTATCCTGACTGGAAAAGATGGGGTCAGCAGCTACAACAAATATTAACGCCTCTTTTGGAAAGTTTAGAGGTGTCGTTCTTCCGTCAGGGCAATGTCTTGAGGGTGGCTCGGCATAATGTCGCGGGGCTCCCTTCCGCGACTACGCCGGGCGAAATTATTTTTGTAAACGATGAAACTGGGGGAGCCGTTCTGGCGTTTAGTGACGGCACTAATTGGCGACGAGTAACCGACCGAGCGATTGTGAGTTAATATGGCTACACCTACCACCCGACTAAAACTAAAAAAACAAGCGCTGTCTGAGAACCTAAACACTTGGGGATTGTCTAACGGCATCAACGGCGTCATCGATCAGGTCGATGTACTCGCTGGCTACCTTGAGGTAGATCTCGGAACATCGACCAGCTATACATTTGGCACGACAAATTATTCAGTAGCTGGCAATGAACATGCGTATCGTGCTGTTAAGTTTACTGGCACGCCCGCATCTGGTGTGACGGTAAACATCCCCGCTGTAGATGATTTTAAATTTATCGAAAACGCTACCGGGCAGACGATTACATTTTCTAATGGTTCGACAACCGCAACTTTGGCGAACACGTTCACTGGTTATTTAAGAACCAATGGCAGCTCTTCTATAACTGTCTTAGTGCTCCCTGATGGTGTTAATATTCAGACTGTAGCTAATGACATAAATAACGTTAACTTGGTTGCTGGGCAGATTGCGCCAACTAATAATATTGCAGCGCTTGGCATTATTAGTAGTGACATAACAACCGTTGCAAACCCTACCTACAAGGCACTAGTCGAGGTTGTTGGAGAAGCAACCTATAAGGCACTGGTCGAGGTTGTTGGCGAGACAAACTATAAAGCACTTGTCGAAGTTGTCGGAGAGTCTGTCTATAAATCGCTTGTCGAAACAGTAGGTAACGCAACTTATAAAGCTTTAGTCGAAACGGTTGGGGAAACAACTTATAAAGCATTGGTCGAGACAGTAGGTGAATCAGTCTATAAATCCGTTGTCGAGACTGTAGGGGAAGCTGTTTATAAAGCAAAAGTTGAAACAGTCGCTGATGCAACCTATAAAAGCCAAATCGAGGCGCTTAATGATGTAACCTATAAAGCGCAATTGCAAGATATTGCGACAAGCCCATACAAACCGTTAGTCGAAACGGTGGGTAACGCAACCTATAAAGCGCTTGTTGAAGTGGTTGGTGAGTCAACTTACAAAGCACTCGTTGAGACAGTTGGAAATTCTACTTATAAAGCGTTGGTCGAAGTTGTAGGCGAGTCGGTTTACAAAGGCAAAGTAGAGATTGTCGCTAATAACGAGCCAGCCGTTTCAAACGTCAGCAATAAAATGGATGACGTTAATAATTTTAATGACCTCTACCAGATTGCAAGTTCAGACCCCTCAACTGACGGTGGGGGGAATGCGCTCAGCGGAGGGGACCTTTACTATTCCACATCAGGTAATAAACTTCGCGTTTACAATCAATCGTCGGGCAATTGGGAAGATGTAGCTGTAACGGCTGGATCATTCTTGCAAGTGTCCAACAATCTTTCCGATATAGCAAATGCCGCTACAGCCAGAACTAACCTTGGCGGTGTAATTACCGAAATATCGCAAGATACCACCCCTCAGCTTGGCGGTGACTTAGATATGCAAAGTCACTCAATTTCGTCAGGCGTTCTAGGCATCAAAAATACGGGGGCGCAAAGTGAATTACGTTTGTATTGTGAATCTGGTAATGCCCATTTCACTTCTCTTAAATCAGCGCCCCATGCCCAGTATTCGGGCAACCTCACGTTTGTGCTGCCAGCCACAGTCGGTGCTGCAGGACAAGTGCTAACCGATGCCGCTGGTAATGGTGTGCTTGCGTGGTCAACACCAGCGTCAGGTGGCGGCGGCGTTGCAACTCAAATGAAATTTGAATAGAGGAACTAAAAATGGCAGATCGTATTGAAGAATTATTTCTCAAAAAGTTTACAAACAGCGAAATAGAGGCTGGCACAAGGCACGATTTTACGACAGATGCCAATACAGCTTATGTGATCAAGGACATTGAGACAACGCAAGGAAGCGATACATCTCCTATCGCTGGTAGTGTAACTGCGGGCAAGACAAGTGATTTTTCTGCGGGTAGATTTTCAAGAATAGGTCAATTTGGATCATTAGTTGACTCTTTAAGCGGATCGGCAATCTTAGACGCTAGTTCAACGTTATCTATTAGGCCAACTGCACAAAGTATCAATTTCAGAGATATAATTCTGCAAGTTGATAATTCGCAAAGCGCAACAAATGACGCTGGCCCTGTCATAGATTATGTCTTGCCCACTGTTAATGGCGTTGAAGAGACATCTATCAAAACACAAACTTCGGTGACTCCAAGTAATGCCGGATCGACGCGAGGCGGTTACAGCACCAGCGATGAGTTTGCAATTATCCATACTAATGCTAACGGCATTAAATTGTATATGCGTTTCATTAAAGGTAGTACTACCTCATCCTATGTTTATATTGTTGGTGCTGACAACGGAACGAATTACGTGACGTTAGATCAAATCAACACTTATACTGGTCACGTTTGGGATGGCCTAAGATATATTTATTGGGTAAATGGTAATTATGTTTATTATTATGATACTGACGCTGCAGACTTAACAGCGGCAGGGCATAGCTCTGGTTATAAGTGTCACGGCAGAATGACTAGCCCCTACAATAATCATAGCAATTCCACATACGATCATAGAACAACAGACTATCACCAAAGCAACCATGACGGTAAAAAATATATATACCAGTACTATTATTCTAGTCACATAGGAACCATCACGCAACTGCCAGACACAATAGCTGATGGCGCTACCTGTCCTAAAACTGTTTTTACTAATTATGGCAGCTATGTGGGTAACGGACGCGATGTTTACGGAAATAATGCTAATGGTGCATGGAACCAGTATTTTACAAGAAACCAAAGCAACCCTAACCAGTATATGCGGTCACGCTTAACTACATTTACCGACAAAGAAGGTACAAAAATGTGGGCTTTGTTTGAGCGGCACAGCGCTACTTACATTTGGGTGTATATGTGGCCCGAATCAAATATGGCGGCTACAGGGAGTGGTAGCATTTTAAAAAGCCATGATCAAAACTCCACTAGTGATGGTGTAATGTTGGTGTCGCAAACAAGTATAAATGATACCGGAAAGTTAAATTGGAATTCCGCTTATGGCAATGACTCAAGCGGCAATTGGTTTTTTAATTTGGGTAGTAGTTATTTGGGAACAGGTAATTCTAGCTGGCAATCTGGCACATACGGTGGAATGTGGTTCGATGGGTTGACTATGTATTACAGCAACGTTTCAAGTAATTACAATGTCTTTAAAATAAATTTCCAAGAAACAACTTTCTCAGGTCTTTTTACAGACAATCAATATTATGGCTCTAGCGGAGCATTTTTCATGATAGCCGCTGAACCTGATGCGGCAACAATCGCAAGTCGAACATATACATCAGCCCCTGCATTAACTGTGCGCGTAACAGGCGTTAAAGAAGATAGGACTTAATAATGGCTTTAACACAAATTTCTTCGAGTTCTTCCGCTACTGGCGGGGGTGACACAAATCAGAAACAAATTTGCGCATCATCGCAAACATCAGGGGCAGTTATATATACTGTACCTGCTGGAAAAATTTTTGTTGGCTACGCAGGCCATGAGAGAGCTGGTCAAGGTCAAGGCTATTACGCTGAAATTATAAGTGCAGATGGCGGCATAGCACGACATTATGGTGGTTTTAGCGCTTTTGGTGCTTCACAGAGAGCAATCGCCCCTTCCCCTGTTTTAACTTTGCTGGCTGGAACAAGTGTTAAGAACCAAGGCGGTAGTAATTATTGTAGTGTAATGGGGGTAGAGTCAGATGCGTAGAAACTTAAAAGGCGCGGAATATGATATTGTTGTATCGTTTTTTGATAATGGCGAGGGAAACTGCATTGCAAAGACTATCGTTGGCGAGGATGAAACATCCGTTAACAAATATCGTCTGATAGTAGCGGCAAATAATCCGATCACACAACAACCGTTTAACAAAGACGAAAATTTGTTGATGCGTTACGCACTAGGTAATCAAGACCATTTATGGTCAGATTATTGGGAAGATCCAGCACCAGAGGAAGGCGGGGAGTAGTCAGTAATGATTTCAATGGCAGACGCCTATCGCCCCGGGCCTGATGGTGTTGTAGACACAAGCCCCGGATCCCTGTTTGATCAGTATAGCAAACAGCAAGCCGCCTTTAATGCTAATATGAGTGTTGCTCCGGGCAATCCTACGCTGACTATGGGTCAGCAATATATGGCGGCAAACCCGGATGTTCAACAAGATGCAATTGCTAGGGCTAATGCAGAAGGTTTAACAGGCGGCGATGCGTTTAGTAATCGTTTAGACGAAATAGCGTTTGAGCATTTTAACGCATACGGAAGGCCAGAGGGCAGATCTGGCTTTGGCTACACGGCTCCTGCACCGGGATCTTTCGCACCATCACCAACAGACGGTATGCCTTTTACACCGGGGCCGGGCTCAGGTTTTCAAGGCAACGCTAATCAAAATTTCACTGGCACTGGTGCGCCCAATATGCAGGCAGTCAACCAGTCTTACGAAACAGCACTTAATAATTTCGGTGGCTTATTGTCGAACTATGGCGACTTTTTTGGCGGTCTGCTATCAGGTGCTCAAAATGCAAATAGCGGCAACATGGGCCAAAATTACACCGGGTTTTATGCGCCGGGTCAAACACCTATGGCTGGTGGGTTTGGATCATTTCCAGCCTACAACTTTGGTGGCTTCAATGCAGGCGGCTCATGGGGCGGCAGTAGCGCAGGCGGTGCAACGTCTGGCGGGAACACTGGTCACCGAC